CGTAAGTATCTTGAAGAGCGGCTTGTTGAGCGTTGATTGGACATACGCCCACGTGAAAGAACCATCGTAGGGAAGGTGACGAGTTGACAGGTGATGCGATGTCATCTATCCGATTGAGGGATTGACCCAGGGCCTTCGCCGTGGAACAATATTTACTAATGCGGCAGAGGAGTTTCCCATTGGGTACTAAGTATTTAGTCTTTACACCCAGTAACCCTTGGAGTTCGTAGGCGGGAACGTTTGAAAAGTCGAATGCGGCAGTGTCTGTTTCGCCCTTCGTAGGAAGTATAAAACACATAGGGGTTTGTACTCTAAGTTGATGGCTAGTGTATGTAAGTCCTCCAGAACCTTCGGCAGTGTTCGTAGTTGCTTCATCTTGAAGAGCAAAGGTGGCAGTCATTTTCATACCAGTGACTCTGTACTTTTTATACATAGAGGACCAGTAATCCCATCCATTAGGTTGGTGACCGATACCAGAGTAATCAGGATCGTAAGGAGAGTTTTGAAAGATAGTAACGTGATTGGCGGTGGACTCGAATTGGAGAGTCATTTGTTCGTTATAGTAGTAAGGCAGTTTGATATAAGCTTTGTCAGGCGCAATAAGAGATCTGGGACGGACTTGGCTAAGTCTTTGATGTCCTCTTCGGTAATTTCGTCTAGAACTTCGACGAGAAAATCGAGTACGTCTTGAGTGCTTTCGTCGCTTGAAGGTTCGCTTACTTCTTCTTCCATAGGATCTTGCCATGGCCTTTTGTGCATGGGGGGATGAGTGAGAAATAATAATAGTGAGACAACGGAAAAATTTTACTGGAAATGATTTTATTTGAATATTAGAATAAGAGGTTTTGGGGATTAGTTGTTGAGGTGTCCGCTACGGAGGTCCGTCACCGGACCCCACTTCGCGGGCTTCTATATGCTATAATGCACAGCGTAGTATAGGGCTAATCCTTTATTAATTGTTGTTATTATTTTCATCTCTTGCTGCTCTGATTTCCTCTATGGTATTGAAATTAACATAAGAGCGAAATTCATTCCAATTATTATCAAAATTCTTGAGGATTCTTTGACCTTCTAAAACTTTGGCGCCAAAAAACTGATCGATTCTTCTTAAAAGCGCGGGAAATTGCATTTGAGGGTTCGTATGATCGTACCACATGTCGGGTGCCACATTTGACGTGATGATGATGGTCTTCGCGACGAAATTGACATTTCCACCCTTGGTTTCCACAGTCATCGGGTAAGCATCCAGGAGATTCAGGAGTATTGACCAGGGAAGCCATCCGTAGAAGTCGTCGAGAACTACTGTTTCGTGGTTGTCATAGCCACACCACCACTTAGAGTTTTGCTTCCAAAAGGCGTCGGGGTAGTTTTGACGGACGTAGTGGGACTTGCCAGCACCAGTATCTCCGACCAGGACAATGACGCGTGACTTCCAGTCGCGTTTGGGATTCTTGAGACGCTTGTAGTTTTGAATTCCACGTTCGTATCGGAGGTACTCTTTGAAATGGTCATCGGCTATTTCCTCCATGGTAGCGCCTTCGTCTATCTTGCGCTTGAGTTCAGCTAAGTCGTTGCGAGCGCCAATACCACCAGAGGAGAAGAGGCCTTGTTCATAAGGACCAGAGATACGGCCTTCTTCCTTCATACAGTACTCGCGGGCTTGTTCGCGGGTACCCATGCGACGTTCCCAGTGTGCAGAGGGGAGCATCTTTTTGAGAGCAGCAAGGCGGAGCGGCTTGGAGAACTCCACATATCCTTGTGCGTGTGGAGTACCTGATTCACCAGTTTCCATTTGATAGATGGCATAGCGGCAATATTGAAGAGAGCCGAGAATAGTAGTGTGATTTGGGGGGTTGTTGAAAGTGAAGCACCATGCACGAAAAGGTGAAGTGGGGGTGCCTGAGGCACTATCCCCATAACGAGTGGGTAAGGTGTTAGTGGGTTGCATAGTTGTAACGAGGTGTAACGCGTAACGAGGTGGTGGGTAATACTAGACCACCACTCCGTATCGCGCGTAAAAGTGGATTTTGTGTTTTCAAGTTGAAGATCGGATCGGGAGAAAAAAAATGGATTTTAACAATTTATTGATTGGTGACAAGTGACAGGATCAGTTCGCGGGAAATGAAATCTCGCGGAAATTAGGACTGAGGAATGTTAGTAACACGTTCAAAGAGCTCTATATAATATTTGATCTTGATTATGACGTTGACGTAAGTATCTTGAAGAGCGGCTTGTTGAGCGTTGATTGGACATACGCCCACGTGAAAGAACCATCGTAGGGAAGGTGACGAGTTGACAGGTGATGCGATGTCATCTATCCGATTGAGGGA